CAACGCTATTATATCACGAATTATAGATATACATCAATACACATCAAAAACCGCTTTATGACGGGGATTATACCAAGTCTATAACTCAATACACATCGATATACATCAAATTAAGGGGCACAATTTGCCCCTTTTTTGCCCCTTTTTTTAAAAAAAATAAAAAAACTTTTAAAAAGTACTTGACTACTTCATTTGAATGTAGTATACTATATTTAGAGTTAAGGAATAACAAAAAACATCAAAGAAAAGGAATGAATAAAATGGAACACATGATTAGAACATTCGAATTTGAAGGCACTGATAAAGAAGTCAAAATTAAAGTTATTACACCGTTAGGGGATTGCGACAACTGGGATATGTTATATCTTTATACTAGTTATTTGATAAAAGAGTTAAAAAAATATCATGAAGAAATTGAAGACATTGATACATTAGATGATGTATTAATGGTGTTAAGAGGATTGGCGGAAGAAGAAGAAAAAGAAAATAAACTAACGTTCAATCTAGATGTGTGGAAAATAAAAGAACGGAATTATTTTATGAAAAGCGAATATATCGTTGGCTACGATGGAGAAATTCCCTCTGAGATTGCCTATATGATTGACCTTGAATACTATGAACATTTAGGATTAGTAGAGGCGCAATGTGAGTTTTCTATGACAGATTATTCAAAATAAGGGAGTAAAATAGACAGGATAGAAATAATGGGATAACCATTGGCGGGTTGGCTTAATGGTAGACACTATAGGTGTATTCGATAAATAGAAAGGACCGCTCATGAAAGCAGAATTATCCAAAATAAAAAAACTACTCGCAACAGAAACCGGCTACGCAATCAGCAAAGCAACCGGGATCAATCAAACCACCATCCAGCGTTGGACAAGTGGTAAAACTGACCTAGAAGATATAAAATTTAAATTTGCTGCACAACTAACAGAATTATACGACAAATTAAAAGGAGAAACCAACATGTTAAACATCATCAGCACACAAGTTAACTTATCACAATCAATTGACCTAAGAGAAATCAGCTACGAAATGGACTTTGACGGCATACGAGTGGAACACATCTCATTTGACATCAGCGAGAACCCATTAACTGTAGAAATGCAAAAAGAATTAAGAGAGCGTATGATTGCGAAAGTCAATGACTTTATCGACAGCACCGACTCAGATGAAGCGAAAAATCAAGCACACGACTTCATTTACAACACGCTTGGATCATTCTACGACTTAGAAAAAGAATTTGAACAGCGTATTATTGAAGAAATGCGAACAACCGCTATTCAAGAATTAGAAGACTATATCGAGCAATTAGATGATGAAGAACATGATGAATTCTTAGTTAATACTTTCTTCGGTAACCAGAACATCTTTGAAGCAGGTGTACACTATCAGCCTAATCATGCGGATATGTGGTCAAATAACAGCCGATACGCTTATGAAGGCGGCGATCGTGATGCTTACAGCATCGGCGAAGTGATTATCACATTCGCTGCTGATTACAAACTAGCAACACAAGAGAATTTAACAGAACTAATTAACTTCCAACTCAATGATTTGAAGCAAAACGACCCAGAGCTTGCCACTGAATTATTTGACTGGTACTATGAGCCAGAAAATCAAGAAGTCTATTTTGTAACTTCCGGCATGGCTTACGATGGCGATGATAAAGGTGCATTTGAAGTCGCTCAATCAGAGAACGGCGAGATTATTAATTGGAGATAAACTAGAGAAGCACCCCTCACCGGGTGCTTTTTTTGCGCATAGAAAAAAAGCTTAGTATACCCCGACCAAAAGGATACTAAGCAACTGAGAATGGTACTTCTCCTATGCCTTCATTGTACCACATGTGGATATTTTTTAAAATAAATCAAAAAAATATGTAAAAAACACTTGACGTATTAATTTTAATACGGTATAATGTATACATAAGGTTGAGACATACCTTAAATATAAAAGAAAGGAGCCCATTCATGGGTGGATATAGTAGAAAAGAAAAACATGCCAAACGACAATGGAAACACCAACTAATTCTAAAAGTAAACTTGGTAATTATCACATTCGAATGGCATGTCAAAATATAAAGTAAAGGGCGGGCAACCGCTCGCCCCTACTTTACATATCCAGTATATCATAATGAAAGTAGAATTTAAATACAATCGACACAAATTTGATTGGAAAGCATTTATCGTATGGATCATAGCAGGCATTGGCTTATACTTATTATTTAAATAGATAAGGGAATAATATGGACTTTATCAGCATCAAATCAATTAAACAATTAATCAAAAGTGAACACATTTCAGCTTACAGCATTGAAAAAGAAACTGGATTTTCTCGTGACCGACTGGCTAAAATCCGCCGCGGAGATATTGACTTAGACAACGTATCACTCAAATCACTCAAGCAACTACAAAGTTATGTCAATAATCACCCTGAAACACTAGATTAACGAACGCATGTTTGGTATACTAAAGACTGAAATAGACGGGTCACCAAGCCTGTCACTTACCTCCTATCTTATCCGGTGGGAGGTATTTTATTGTGCGACCAATTCTTATAACAACAACTCGCTTGAAACATAATAAGGTTATGTACAGGGTGGTGGACCTGGCTATGTTGCAGGTCATAACTCGTGGACAGTTAGGCACTGCCAGACGACGTAGCGCCACCCTCTCGCCACGCCCCGCTTCTGATCAGAAAGCAAGTATACAGTATGCTCTCACACCTGCATTTATATCATACCCTATTTAAACAAATAAAAAAAGCCCAGCGCAAGGACCAAGCGCCGGACTTATAAAATGGATTTACTACAATGTCATCAAGAAAGGAATATACATATTATACCCCAAACCCGAACAAAAAGCAAACAAATGAATTATTTTTCAACGACAACATACGTCTTCCCGTCAATCGTGAACTCACGGTCAACCTGCTTATCGTCCTTCTTCTTCTCTTCTTTCGGCACAACCTTCAGCGCCTGAACTCGTTGCTGAACTGCGTTATAATCATATTTCGCTTGCTCAATCCGCGCCTTACGGAATTTCCCGTTACCCCAGATACCAGAGAGTATCTCTTTAGCAATCGCGTCGTTATCCTGACGTGGGACTTCAGCAAAGGTTCCCCATGCTTCTTTGCCCACCTGACGAACCGGGACATAGCGGTCTTTCGTACCGACTCCATAGCGTATCCACACATAGCCATCTGCGGTGTGGACATCTGTGTAGATGATTGACTCGCCTTTCTTCAACGAACCGACTTTATTCGCTTTTAAACTCGCACCATCACGAGTCACAATTCCGTCATTAACCGTACATGTGAATTTCCCGTACTCATACTTTACAAAGCCGGTGTTGACCACACCTGAACCTCCGCCTGAACCGAGCTTCTTGCTCAACTCACGACGGAAATTAGCCAGTTCGTCCACAGAATAACCCGGACAACTTGTTGAATTGCCTGGCAGTTCCTTGTGTCCTCGCATTTTATCGCCACTGAGACCTAGCTGTTTCATCAACCAAAGCGTTAATTCTTCCCTCGCTTGAATTTGCGCTGCGGTGTAGTTGCTCTTATGACTTGCTTCTAAACTGATGTGTAGCGTGTACGGATTAGCAGATCCTGCCCCGTACGTACAAATTGACCAGTCATAGTTCCAGTGAATTGTTCCGGCACGGTCGATGTAATAGTGGTACCCGCCGAGATCCCATCCATTATTATTTCGCCAGTAGCGTTCGTGTGAGGCGATGTTTGAACCGGTCGTTCCAGTGTAATGCCACACGATGTACTTAATTGCTCTGTTACTTCGGCGTGGAAAGATACCACTTCCCGGATAGCCCAGCGCTTGTTTACGTCTATCAATTATTTTCATGGTTTAGCTCCTTTTTCTAGGCAATGTGCCATCTTCTAAGAATCTTTTAGCATGATCAATTATATGACCGGTACTAAGTGAACCGTTCGCCGATGCATCCAATGCTTCAAAGAATTCTTCGCCATTCTCCTTCTCTTCAACTTGTTTTATCAACTCAAACAATTCGATGTAATCAAAGACGTCCACATTATCCGTTCGTGGAATGTGTGCTTTTACGTACTCTTCAACTGATGCACTCAAATTTTTATCCGTTTCGTAAAGATAAGTCTTGTCGATATTAGCAATAAACGTCTCTGCATCATCTACCAACTCATAACCAACTCCTCGAACAAATTCAACTATTTTTTCGTATTTTTGTTTGTTGTCTTTGTCGATTTGTTTAATAACCTCAACTTGAAGATCAGCATCTTCTTCTGTGTGGATATTCATTAAAAATTCACGGATTTTATCATCATTTACGTACTCTAATTCATCCCAGATTTTCTTAACTTCTTTAACATAAGCCAAGCGATATTTAAAATGCGGAATCGTTAATACAATCTCACTCAATCGCTCACCAAATGCATTTATTTGCTCTTTTATTTGCGATAAATCCAATCGTTGCACTATTTCTTCAACTAATTGGTCCGCATTGAATGCACCAGACGCTTTCTTAGCGCTCGAAGCAGACACATATAGCTTCGTTTCTTCGTTTGACGGGAAGTATCGCTCGCACACTACTATTTCCAGCGTGTACAATCCAACACTCACACCGTCCCCAACACGGAAGTTCACAATATTATCTGTCTCAACGACCGCAACCGTCGCAAATATAATCTCGCCATCTTGCTTTAAGAAAACGAGTGCTCTCTCGCCGACTAAATCTAAGCCGTTCTCTTCATAAACGAGTCGATATCGCAGTGTTGATTGGTCTCCTCGCTTCAATTGTGCTCCTGCATTTAAATTTTCTAATTCTAAAATTGGTTTCATATTCTATCTCCTTTGTTTTGATTTCTCAACAGCTCCTAATTGGTCATACAGACCGCTTGCACTCAAGCCTGCAATAATCCCGACTAACACCAACGACCCGTCGCCTTGCACGATTCCCAGCACAATGCCAATTAAGAACCCAATCAGTGTACTTGCGTGTGGATAGAATGCCGGTTTTAAGCTGGTTGCTTTCACCAGCTCCGTCAGCCCACTAACCAACGGAACTAGCACCAAAGCAACTGCTGCGCTGTGGTTAAATAACTCATTCATGCGTTTTTCCCTCCTCTCAAGCGCTCAATCATAATATCTTTCGTCTCAATCACGCCGTGCAACTCATTGATCTTTTTTTCTTTTTCTTCCACCAACTGCTCCAACATTTTCTTCTCTTCTTTTTCCGCCTGCATCTCTGCTTTCATTCGAGCCATTTCTTCCCGCATATCGCTCATCTGTTTCCTCAAATCTGCCACCTGGTCTTTTAGATCCTGATTCAACTCATTGTAAGAATCGGCAATATGCTTCGCATGATCCGTCTTGTGTGTCCAGTAGTTCGGAAGCAACCCGCCTAAGAAGCCAATTAGACCGAGAATAATCGCATTCCAGTCCATGCCACCACATCCCTTCTATGTAGAAAAGGCGCTGTTAAGCGCCCCATGGTTATTCTTCGGTGGTTTCTTCAGATTCAGTTGCTTCTGTTTCTTCAGAAGTTTCTGTCTCTTTTTCTTCTTCTACTTCTTCCTTATTCTTCTTAGACCCATATTCTGCTTCATAAATTTTGCGGTAGTCTTCGTCCACACGATGCCCGAACCCATGATTATCTAAGCAACGGGTGACGTACTTTTTAAAGACTGGCTTCACGTCTTTAAACTCGTAGTAGCCTTTAATAATACTGATAGAGTAACGTTTAACAATTAACAATGCGTGTTCCTTATTCATCTTATAGCTCCCCTTCCAAATCTAAATTGACAGCATTTAAATCGCCTAAATCTAAGCCGTCAATGTCGCCAAGATCCAATCCTTCGTCGATTGATTCTTCCGCTTCTTTTTCTGGCTCGATGTTATTCAAGTTTAGCTTCTCAACTTCTGCTAGTTGCTCTTTCAAGCGCTTAGTCAGTGCATCGACTTCTTCCAGTTTTTCATCGAACAACAGGATTTTACCTTCAATCTTCCCGAGATAGCTCGTTGGATCTAAGCGGCTTGCTAAATAACCTTTTCCTTTCTCCAGTAAAGTTGAATTATTTTCCGACCGTAAATCACCTGGAAGGACCGCAGTAAAGTTCAAGTATTTATCTGTTTCTGCATCCAGGAAATCAACAATTGTAGTGTTTGTACCTCGTCTAAATGTTACGCTTTTTACTTCTAACATAATCTCTATTCTCCTTTGTATAAGTTTTCAAGTTTGTCGTATAGTGTGTCAAATGCAATGTCGTTAAAGCCTTCTGCTGACTCAAACTCATCACACTCGAGTGCATTAAAAAAGGCCTTGATTTTAGTCTCATGCTCGACTAAATCAATGACCGCTTCTTCTTTATCGAGCTCCAAAATTAGCTCGCTGTGCTCTGCCAATTCCTCTCTACCCACACCCTCTAGCGTGATTGGCCGTCCCTTTTCATCAAAGACCACTCGATCCCTTTCCACTTCGAAATAATCAGCGTGAATACAACGTGCATCATCTTCAAATTCGTGCTGTTTCTTCAACAGTGCTTTAAAGAGTTTCGCCTTTCCACGCTTTACCTTTCCTTTTTCTACCACTATTTTGTCTAACACTTCTAAGAACCCTGCCAACTGCTGATTCTCACATTTAAACTGCTTCATCTAATCTCTCCTTTAACAATTCGTTTTCTTCTTCTAAGTTCTCAATTCGCTCCAGCAACTGCTCATGTGATTGCTGAAGGGCATGTCCGATTGTGTGGACATATCTCGTCTCGTCATAGCGCAAGTAATCCTCGCTATCCGTAGTAATAAGATCGCTTGCCGACTGCTGAACCTGCTGTGCAATGAATCCAAATTGATTTTTGGATCCGTCTTTCCAGTCAAAGTTTGCGTATTCAATGTTCAGAATTTTGCTTAAACTATTCTGCTTCGACTTTTTGATATTCGTTTTTAAGCGAGCATCCGAGCTATATTTAATCGATCCATTAATATCCACGCTCTTGTAAGTTAGTCGCATAACTCGTGCACCCGCACTTGCGTAGAAGTCCAACTTGTCATTCGCTTCAAGTGTTGCAATGCTTTGTGCGAAAGTGAGTCGATTTTTTCCGTTGAGTGATCCACCAAGAATACTCGCCCATTCCCCACGAGCGGAACCTGCCTCAAGACGGAACCCGGCCTGTGTTTTTAGCGCAGCAATTTTATTCGTTTGGATCCCTTCAAATCCATAACTGATTACCATGTGTGGATTAAATTTCCGAATATTCGGCTTATCGCTTGTTCCTAGTGCGATCTGCCCATACGCACCAATCCCAATTGTATGGTGATCGCCGAAGCCTTCCATATAGTACTCGTCGTCATTTGCGTATTCATCAGATCCTTTGAAATAGCCGATAACACCAGCGTTATCGCCAGCGCCACGACCACGGAACATTTCTAGTCCGGTTGCGGTATAAATTGTCTTCCGCCACGCTCCCGAGTTGATCATTTCAATTCCAGCCGATGTAATCTGCACACGATCGTTAATATTGTTCCAAGTCGATTGAACAAATCTCGTCTTGTTCCCTGTGATATTATTTGCATCTAAGTTAATCACTCGCACATGAGCCGCATTCAACGTTCCCGTTGTAATCTTATCCGCGTCTAAACTTTGGATATGTCCACTCTTAATCACCGCATCATCTATCAACGTCTGACCTGTTATCTGCACTTTTCGCCCAGAAATCCGTGTTCCCGACGGCGACAGATTAATCGAGCTAATCACTTCTTTAGACGCTTCATCTTTAATGGCGGTCCAAATCGTCCTATCATTCTGTCTGATTAACGTTGAGAAATCGCTACTAGATACTTTTGAGTCAATCAAGCTTGATAATTGTGATATACGTGATTCCGTATTCTGCTTATTATTTCGAACTGTCTGACTCACACCATTGATTGTCTCGCTGATTCGAGTCACACGCCCGTCCACACCTTGCACAAGTCGGTCAAATCCATCGATTAATTGTGTATTCTTCGTGATACTTCCCTGCAAATCAGTAACCGTCTGACTGAAACCGTCAAGCGTTTGTTGCTGACTCGTTAAACGCCCGTCAACGCTAGACAGCAACGTCCCGTGACTTTTAAGCGTTGTATTATGCGATGCAATATTCCCCTCAGCATCTTCCAGACGGTTTCCATGCTGATCGAGTGTTTGAGTTGCTGTGGATACCCGACCGTCTAAATTTTTAATCTCAGTTTGTCTTAATTTAGCTAATTCCGTATCTGTGTACTCATCCGCCCCATTGCGAATAGTTGTTTGCATACCGGTTAATCGTGCTTCAAATGTCGCATAATCTCCACTAATCTTATCTTCAAACCGCTGGATATGCTGGTGTGGACTGATCCCCAGCGAACTTGATAGCTCGCCTTCGTGATACTGTGTCAAGAGTCCTTTATTGTTCGCTTCAATCCGCCCCCACAAATCGCTGTTTGGGTCGTCTAGCTTAATATTTAACTTCCGCACATCCCCCAGCAGTCCTTTAATTTCGGTCTCCGTTGCGGTCGGTGTCACATAATCTGTCGCTCGATTGCCCGACTCGATTTGGATATTGCGCAATTCCGTATCACCAATGCATCCGTCAATCTTATAGATACGAATTAATTCATCTTCTCTGCTCGGTGTGAACGTGAACGCCTCTCGCCGACCCGTTCCTCGCAAACCTGTTATCTCAACCATTGCACCAACTCCTTCCTAGCTAAGTGTATAGCTTAGCAGTATTGTTATACTGTTTATACTGAATGATTCGACCTCTTCCTAACTGCGATACAAAGCTATCCCCTTCAATTCGCAACTCGTTCCACAAATCTTCATAACGAATGCTTGTACCAGTTAAATCATACTTGATGTTGTTAATCTCAATAACTTTCGCACGCTTGATATCGTCAGCTACAGATTGACTAACATCTGTTATCAGCAGATGTCCGTTGTTATAACGATACTTCAGTCTGATAGTTCGAATTAATCGCAAACTCACAAACAAAACTTTGTCATTACTCTCAATCTTACCGATAGATTTATTGTTTGAGACCACTCGTTTAAACATCTACACCACCGCCTTAAGCGTTGGTATATAAGGGATTAGAGGCCTTAGTTTAGCCCCCCGAAAATTAGAGATGTATTATTGCTCACTATTCGAGCGATAAACTTGTTGTTAGATGAAATCCTTAACGTCTCAGCATAAACAAGAGTGACAACTTTATTGCTTGTGCCTTTATCATGGAAACCTAAATAACCTCTTGCTAAATCTTTCTCGTACGATGGATTCCAAGTTAAATTAAATGTATACTTTCCAGCTCTTGTATCTTCTGCGATAAACTCCGCTTCAGCTTCAATATCTCCAAATTGAATAGATTTTATTTTTTCCAAATTGAAATCAAAACGTGTCCTTGTTTCAATCACAAACTCATGCCGCTTAAATTCGTACGTAGCACCTCTGAGAATAAATGCATTATCACTCATCCACTATTCCTCCTCAAACAACAATCTATTCGTTGAATTAGACGGTAACTGCCCATTTGGATAGATTCCAACATCTAGCCATCGATTGTTATTGATATTCTTCACTTGACCGCTGCGAGACTCGAGTGTCTGAACTTTATGTTCGAGTTCTTCAATCTTAGTCTGCAACTGCGTAATCACTTGACTATCTTCTCTTAATAAACCACTGATTAATCCTTCCGTCCACGATTTTGTGGCAGGCTGATTTGCCCCATTCGGCTCAGGCAAATTCATAATGCGGTTGTTTGACATATCGACATTTGTTTCATGTTTGAAGGTATTTCTATCTGCTTCAAACAATGTCCGACTATGCGCTTTATCATAAGCTCCGAATTTCCCGACAGCATTTGTGAAGAATTCATATTGATAGTTATTCTTCTTCAAGAATAAGGACGCTGAATAATTTCCGTCATTTGAAGCATCAATTGTGACGTGTTTCCCGAATTGGACGTCATCGTCGCCTGGGTGAATTACATCGTTATCATTTGCTTTGCTTCTAAGTGATGATGTCACTTGGCTCATAAAGTTACTAATTTGAGACTCGTTATGCGATTCTAATCCATCGACATACTCCTTATTCACTGCATGGTCATTTGCGGTGGGTGCAGGTAAATTAACAATCCGATTCAGAAGCATATCAATGTTCGTGTGATGCTCGAACTTATCCGATTTTGCAATCGCACGGTTCTCACCATTCACGTACAGTCCCCAGTCGCCTTGAGGTGTGATGTATTCTTCTAAGCTCGCACTCCCATTCTTGATATTGAAGATAGCGTATTGTGAACCATTCCCATTGATCGTTATTTTACGACCAAACTCTGCTTCGCTTCGTTTTCGAATGTATTCGTCATGCGCATGATTAACATTCGCTTTTTCTGCCAGAATATCTGACAGTAATTCTCGCAATTGCTCATTGCTTAAATTCTCAAAGCGGACACTCCCATCTTGCCCTTTTTGAACTTCGGCAGTAAACCCGTCACTAAACGTAAGTTGTGTGTTTCCATTGTCTAGTTGCTGTGCACTTTGAACGGTAACTGAATCGCCTTTCTCCCCACGCGGACCGACATCACCCGTTTGCCCTTGTGGCCCTCGTTCGCCTCGCGGACCAGTCTGACCTTGTGGACCCCTTTCGCCAGTCGCTCCTTTTGGTCCGGGCGGTCCAGTGTTTCCTCTTGGCCCTTGTGGACCGGGATTTCCACGTGGGCCAGTATCACCTTGTTCTCCTTGTGGCCCCGTCAAGTAATGTAAGTCCGTGTATCGACTGGTTCCGTCGCCGACTTTAACCTTACCCGTGTCCGACTCTACGCCCAGCTCCCCAGCTAAGAGGATCTCTTCGCTGTTTTGCCAATCACTAGCACTCTTGCGCCTGTGCTGGACTCTAATTGGTATCTTTTCCGCCATCTAATCATCTCCCCCGTCAAATATTAACTCTGGTTCTGTATGCCATTCGCCAACCATTAAATACTCTAAATTCCCGTCTGCAATGTCTTTTAATTCAACGTCTACATCAATCGTCTTATCTTCATCGACGGTTACTTGCTGAATTGTTGGACCTTTGAACCACGACCCGTCCACAGTTAGAGTGTACTCATCGTTGTATACTGAATACAACGTTGTCTCTTGTCCGGATGCTGCTTCAATGATATCTGGATAGAACTTATTTGTTGGATTAAGCTCAATGCCCGTCAGGTACCATACCGGCGTGGACAATCGAACCGTGACCGTACTCGAACCACGTGGGATACATTCTGCTTCAAAGCTAATCGTGAGTTCTTTTAAGTTACCTTCATCATCAACCGGCCAGCCGTCATCTCCAGTTGACCCGACTTCAATAAAGCCTGTTTCCAGCTCAATCGTTGCCTGAGTTGTATCCGCTCGGTTTTTGTTATAGCGAGTACTCCCGTCACCCCCAACAATTTCTGCGGTCACTCGTGCAGACTCCGCTGTTTCATTTAAACGTTGTTCAATATCATCAATTGACTTCGTGAATCCCGCGTCTTTAATTGCTTCTTTAACTTGCGCACTAATATCTGCTTCTTCCAGAGCGTCTAAGATGTCTTGGCGACTCACACCGCCGAACTCATCTACACGCTTTCTGAACTCCTCTATTTGTGAATCAAACTCATCTAGTTTCTTGTCGTTCTCCGCTTGAATTTTGTCAAATTCAGCTTGTGCTTCTTTCCAGTATTGTTCGAGTTCTTCGACAAGTCGCTTCACACGTTCTGTGTCAGCCGTTCGAATAATCTCTTCCCAGAATTCTCCGTTCCAGCGATAGAGAATATAGTCGCCTTCAGAATCTGGGTCAGGCCGGAACCACAAGTCATTAATTTTGGGGACATACCCTTTGTCGCGCGGATCTTCTGCCATGTAGTAGTTTGTATTTGCCCCATTCGCACTAACTACAGCTTCGACTTCTTTTTTAATTGCTTCGCCGACCTCTTCACGAATCGCATCAACCGCTTGTCCCGTAATTCTCGACTCCCGCTTATTTGCGGACTCGTTCATCTGGTCGCCCAGTTTAATATCAACCGCTCGAGCCATTAAGCGATCCCACGTGATTTCAAAAATACGGGTTTCATAATCAATCTGCCTATCCGGTCTAACCACCCGAATAACATCCCCGATTTGCCCTTCAAGGTACACACTAGACGTCTTGAACAGCACTTGTGGACGGCTCAACCGCTCCAATTCAGCGTATGTAAGCTTGATTAATTCATGCTTATCTTCTTCATCTTGGAAGTCCACAAACCCTATCTTCGGCTTCATCTCCCCGTCTACACCACGAACCCCATAGCGCTCTGTTGCTTGCGGAATCTCCACATACAACTGTCCCGCCGGCTTATCAACCGGATCCCCATTCGCTATAGACCATTCCACTTCTTCAAAGTTAATTTTCCGCCCATATCCAGCTTGACCGGACTTGTTCTCTTCTTCGCTAGAGACTTCTTCACCTTTCCCACGACCAATTAAAGCCGTGTAAAGCTCCGTCCGTTCTTCTTCTTTCACAATTTCCAGCGCATTGTGACCGTACACCACCCGTGCACCCCGCCGTTTGCCCAAGCGGTGCTTAAAGTCAATGTATCGTGCACCAATTTGGCCATTTGTGACTTCGACAAAGAACTGCATTTCTAATTGCCAGACTGAACAGAACTTCTTCAATGCATCGAACACCGACACAAAGTAAACAGTCGTGCTTCGTCTACCCGTATCTGCAACGTACCCTGCACGCCAGTTGGTACCGTCCAACACATAATCTATCGCATATCTTGCTTCTCGTTCGTGTGGCCGGAAATCTCTCACCGGTGTTTTACGTAAGGCTTCAATCCCCGACTGCACCCCTTGAATACTCGTGATATTCCCACGTGTCTCGTGTTTCTGCACCCAGAAATAATGATATTGATACTTCATACCTTCAACAGGTATCGCCACATACTCTAACTGCGCTAAGACATCATCATCCAGCGCCTCAATCTCTGCATATAAGTTATCACTCACATATCGCTCATCTGTCAGTGCTTGTTTGTGCTCCAACACTCGTGTGACATCATTGCGTACGTAACGGATAACTTGCTCCTTGTGATTAAATAAAATCATCATAGTTTGCGATCCCGCCATTCTAACGTGCTCAACCGTGCATTCTTGACCGTGATACTATCCCCGTCCCTTAAATAAAAGGCTTCTGGATAGCTGAACCGTGCCAAGTCGCTGTTTACGTTCAATCCGTCCCGTGACACAATAACTTGTTCCGGTTGATAGTCAATCCGTACTATTTGACCTGAACTATAAGACCCGTTCAGCACGAGTCTGTCTCGCCCATTGCTTAACTCGATGTTATCCGACCCTTGCGCCGTCAAGTCTATTTTGTGTGGTAAGACTTCATGTGCATACGTCAGCATGACATTCGAACCGCTCTGTATCGGCCCATAAGCATATGGATCCGGGCAGAACAGCTCGAACTCACTCACGATGCTTAATCTATCTTCTCTGAACTGATTCGCTCCGCTAAGCACCGCATAATAGTGCCAGCCCGGTTCATCAGCGAATGTCACATCCAACCGTTCTCCAGCCCGCAACAACTTGTTCAGCTGATTAAATCGTTCTCTCAACTCTTTCGAACTATCGGCTTGTAGGCGGTATTGAACAGTTAGTATTCTTGGTTCCGTGTGATTGTAGTTCAACCACACCCCCGCCCGGGCAGGGACTTCGGTGGTGTTAGGGTGTTCGGACATAATGCCCCGACCACTGACACTAAGCTGTCGGTAGCCGGGAACCTGTCCGCTGATCGCTTCGCCATTAATGCTCATCTCATCGACTGAAGCGATTTTTAAAGGCTTATGTTCATTTAACTTTACATATTCTCTCATTAGTAGTTTCGCTCCAATCTGTCTTGTGATTGCTGTTGTTCGGTTATTGTTTGTGTGAATTCTCTAAACTCATATCCGCCCACATTCAGTTTCGTGTGGACTTTAATCGGTCTGTTCACTGACTCGTCTAGCGAGTGTGTGATGCTTTGTGATGTCCCGACGTCCATTGCCATAGCCATGTCACCCGGTGTAGACAGCAAGGTGTTCATTGCTTTATCTACTTCTTTTTGTCCACGAATAATACCTGCTGCGATTTGTGTACCGATACCATTCTTGTGAATATCGGTTAAAGGACTTGATTTATCTTTCGGTGGCGAGAACGGCAAGAAGTTACGAACTGCTTGCGTAACGCTACTGATCGCATTCGTTACTAAGCCGATCGCACCTCTAATTCCATTCGCAATGTTCTGAACGATATTACGTCCAGCACTTGCAAAACTGCCAAAGAAGCTTCTCACAGCATTCAATGCTGAGCGCATTCCACTGCTAACCGCCGAACGAACATTGCCAAATGCTCGTGTAACGATACCTCTCAAGCTGTTAAAGATATTGCTAAACGTTGATTTGATACTGCTGAGAATACTTGAAACAGTGCTTCTGACAGCACTTAATACGCTTGAGATGTTGCTTCTAATTGCGTTGAATACTGTCGAGACAATACTCTTAATAAAGTTTAATACCGTTGAGAATATCGATTTGATTGCATTCAATATAGAAGATATAACACCTTTAATCGCACCCATCACTGAACTGATTTTCGCGCTAATAGCGGAGAATACAGTGTTGACATGTCCGCCAATCCACGACAGAACAGTCGAGAATATATTTTTGATAAACGCCCAACCTGTCGAGAACACTGTTTTTACTGCAACCATAAATGCTTTGATTGCTGTGAGGATTTTCCCCACAATCCACAATTCAATTAATCCCCATAAGAATTGAACAGCTCCTTTTAGAATCTGCTTAACAGCTTCCCAAAGTTCCGTCCAACTCCCAGTTAATAGTGCTGCAAAGAATTGGATAATACCTGTTATTACATCGATGGCCCCCTGAATAACATTCTTGATACCATCCCAAGCCAACCGAACTATCATCTCAATAAGTGGCCAAACATACTGCATAACAAATTGAATTGCTTTCATTGAAACAATAACAACTGCTTTAATAGCATTCCAGACATTTGTTGCTGCTTGTCGGAACATTTCGTTGTGTTCTTGCCACCAGCTAACCAACCCGCCCCAAACATCTTTCACAAAGTCTGCTACAGCTTGAATTGCCGGTTGTAAGTAAGTTATTAATGCTTCCCATGCTTGTTGGATTCCGTCTTTAATACCATTCCATATCTGAATTGCATATGCTTTAATAATTGTCCAAGTGCTAATAACAGCTTCTCTGAACTGTTCATTTGTTTTCCACAAATAAATCAAGACGCCGACAATTGCCGTTATCCCAGCAATTACCACTCCCACCGGTGACGTAATCGCTCCAAACGCCAGACTTAGCAATTTAAAACCTTTAAGGATAAATGGTATTTTTTGCACAAATGCACCAAATATCCATAGTAACGGCCCAATCGCCGCTGCAACCGCTCCGAATATCACGATCAACTGCTGAGCACGTGGACTTAACTCTTGAAACTTCAACGCTAAATCTTTCGCCCAATCCACGATGGCTTTGAGTGGTCCGCTTGTCATTTGACTAATAGCTATCCCGATGTCTTCCATTGCTGATTTCAGCTTCATGAACGAACCCTTTAAGTTGTTGTCCATCTCATCTGCCATTGTTTGCGCGGCTCCAGTTGAGTTGTTTAACTCGCCTTGTAATTTCTTCAACTCGCCAGAACCACTATTCAGCAAGGTGTTCATCCCTTTTAGTGATCGTTGTTGGAAGATACTTGCTAGTGCATTGTGTTTCTGTTCTTGTGTCATGCCTTCTGTGGCTTTTTCCACATCAGCAATAATATCGACCATCGAGCGCATGTTGCCGTTCGCGTCATAGACCGCAACACTTGTATCACCGATTGCGACTTTGCCGTCAACGGCCGCCGCTTGCAGGTCTCTGAACATCGCATTCAGCGCTGTCCCTGCTTCACTACCTTTAATACCATTGTTCGCCAGCACACCTAAAATTGCTGACGTATCTTCTAAGGATTGCCCCGCCGCAGCAGCTGCGGAACCAGATTTCTTTAAAGCTTCGCCGAGTTGTGAAACGGTGGTATTTGAGTTCGCTTGTGCTACTGCAAAGACATCAGTCGCACGTCCCGCTTGTTCTGCTTCCAGACCGAACATGCTCATCATATCCGTTACGATATCAGATGCTTGCGCCAAGTCCATTTGACCAGCTGACGCTAAGTTCAGTACAGGTTTCAGACCTTTCACCATTTGTTGCGTATCCCAACCGGCCAATGACATATAAGATAATGCATTCGCCGCTTCAGTGGATCCATAGCGAGTTGTTCGACCCATTTCACGAGCTGCTTTCTCAAGTGTGGACAAGTCTTTGCCTGTTGCGCCAGATAATGCGCTAACTTTACTCATTGCTGACTCAAATTCAGCACCCGTTTTTGTTGCATACGCTCCAACTGCTAATAAAGGAAGCGTCACACCTTTTGTTAAGCTCTTTCCAACTGATTGCATGGTCTTGCCCACACGCTCAAACGTGCCCCCAGTTTGTTTCTGGAAGCTCTCCAGTGATGTTTTCGCGCTTGCTAGCCCCCGTTGAAAGTCACTAACATTCGCTTGAATTTTAGCTATGACATTAAAGTCTGCCATGATCCGCCTCCTTCCTGTTTATTCTGCGGTTCAAGTCCGCCAATGTTATGTTTTGCTTCGGTTTCTTATAATCCGGATGAAAAATTGAATAGAACATCTCTTCCGAATCATAAAAATCATTGAACTTCTCGTACTTCGACACGTGTTTCTTACCTTTTTTCTTCGTTGCTTGTACGCTCTGATTGAACCACGCCTGCAACGCTAGACTTTCGTGCTCTTGTTGTCGTTTCACCCGACGTGCTAATTTATAAATTTCAAAATCAGCGGGCGTACATCGCTTCGCTTCCAACAAGCTCATGCCGAACTGCCCCATACAAATCGGTATCATATCCCGATAGCTTAATGGCGGTGTTTCTACTTCCCGTCGTTCAGTGTCAACAGCGCGTTTAACATAGGTTCCTTTTTTATCGCTTCGAACAACTCATCCACGAATGCTTTATATTTACTTGGACCTTCCGCTAGCAACTCTTCAATGGACTGCTTCAATTCTTCATTAGACGGCTTTTGTTTTGCTGTGGACAAGCCCGCTTTAATCACTTTTAACACAGTGATTGGATCATACTGACTTAATCCGATTTCTAAGAACGCCATACCACCCGCGCGCGTTGGCAGTTTTTCGCCGTTAATCTCCATCTCATAACTTATCGTATCGTTAACCTCCGCTAAGAAGTCCCAGCCAAAATGTAAATCTAACTCTTTTTTGCCTAATTTCATTTAAATTCCCCCTAAAAATAAAAGGGAAGCTCTCGCCTCCCTATTTTCCATTATTCGCTTGTTTTCGCCATTTTCTGGTACTCGTATACCGTTGCTTGAACCGAATTGAGTTGCTCAGATGTCAACACGTCATCTCCACTCACACCGTTCCCATTAATCGCAAACGTATAGCTTAACTCTACCTGCCCGTCTGCCGGTGCAGATAGCTCAAAGTCGGTGAAATACCCCTGGAAATATGTTGGTTTCACGGCTAAATTATCGCTAGTTACACCCGTGATATCCACCTGCCACATCTCCACCAACGCATTCTTATCGAACATCTCTTCCAGTCTTTGCCAAGTTGTCAATGTCTGTGTATCATCCGAATAAGCCAACGACGTAATATCTGCCGTGTTTTCTCCGTCTGAAATCGAATTAATCACACCGTCTTTTGTGGTGGTCGATTCATTCTCTTTCGATTTACTTATGCTATGTTCTGTCTGAAATCTAAGTTTCGCTGCGCTTTCGTTCTCACGCTTGGCGAACTCACGGAAGAATAGAATCACATTCTTCCCGTTTAACACTTCAACCATATAATCACTCCTTGTTATAATTAAACGCCACATCTATGTGATAGTGAAGCAAAGGCGTTGAGTCGGCGTAATCACTCAATACCCGCACATTAAACTCACTAACACTCACTTTGTACCCAAATGCATCTCGCACCGTCCAGCAATCATCTCTCAGTTGTGCTGTCCACGCATCTAACTGTCCCCGATGTTTCCGTAAGCCATACAATCTGATTGTTTGTGATGCTGTTCCTAAGATGTCATTATTAATCCGTCCAGTATCCGTTTGCGCATCCAGCCAGATAAATGGATACTTTTCATCAGCGTCCGGGACATAATCATATGTGGGCCCCAACGCTTCACACACTTGAAACAACTTCCTGAACAAAGCAAAATTAGGCGTCATTTAAAGACCCCCTTCATCGCTTTTGTCATCTCTATGCGGTACTTCGGCTCAATATACTTCATCATCGGGCCCATATATGGCTGTGCGCTCATAAAGCGTGTACCATACTCTTGGAAGCCTGAATATCCAGCCGGCGACTCAATGATTGACTCCATACCTTGATGTCGGGTAAAGATGTGGTCACGCAGATATTCCGTATCGTGCGGTGCAAATTGGAACGCAATTCGCTTGCCCTCTTCACCTGCATTTTGAGTCACTTTAATTGCTTGTTCTACTGCTTTTGGATGTGCATTTGAGATCGCTGCACTTAGCTTCTCAATACCTGTCCACTTAACGCTTATACTCATTCAACCACCCGCTTTACATGAACTGCGCCTTTGATCATTACATCTAGCTCTTCAATCGGTACGTACGTCTCATCTTGATATTTCAGCTTCTTGAATGCTTCTTGCGCTTGACTGAACCGTACAACGCCAATCTTGTTCTCACGGGTTCCATACAACTCAAATTGCTTTCCGCGTTGCATGAACGTCCACAGACAAGGCACTGTGCGCTCAATCACTTCACCACTTTGCTCATATTCGCCCGTCGTGGGATTGAACCGCTCAACGGTATCATCACTATAAATTAAGGTCACTGTATCTGGAGTCTTCACCAGAACATCACCCCACCTTTTTCACGCTTATCGTCATCGTATAAATCGAACTCTTTCTCCAGCAGAGGCATAAACTCATCAAACAAACTAGCCACATAATGTGCGCTATATCCGTCCACACGCTCTTGACTCATACCTTCGCTTCCTTTGCGATTGTAGAGTTTAGAAGCCACGTTAATGATGATAAATTCATACCGCGAATGTACTGAATGCGCACCCGTAATTAAACGAAAGTGCGCTTCAGCATCGTTTAAGAAATCTTCTAGTAATTCATCTTGGATTGTATCTTTAATGCCTAATCGACGTTTCAGCTTATCCAACATCAGCTTCACGTCCCTCCGCTAAAGCGACCAGTTCCTCTTTTAGCATTGACATATTGTGGTCAATACCTCGCTCAGTCAGAACATCGGATATCTCCTTTTTGGTCATTGCATTATAATTTCTCGGCTCTGAGCTAGCCGCTATAGTTCCCCCGACGTATCTTCTTCAGACGCGCCTGTTTCAGCACCAGGCGCTTCTAACTTCGCAAAGGCTTCATCTTTCAACGTCATGAATGCGACATCCATTGTTGCACGTAGAGCAATTAACTCTTGTTCGTACAAGTTTACTGGTGTGCCGTCTGAATTTGTGATTGTGGAAATCTGTGCATCTTCTGAAATCTTGAATGTGATGTTGTAAGGAACACCGTAAATTAAGTTCTTCGTCCAGTCTCCGGCATAGATAACGCCTTTGCCTAAGTCATCGTAATGTACGGTTGTAATCCCGTCAATTTGACGTGTTTGACGGTCATAGATAGACTCGCCTTGTGCATTCACAGCTTGACGTAATGTTGAGTGGTTGCGGTTATTTGACACGAACGCTTCAACTGTGCCACCCTCATCATAAATCACGTCTTCTAACGCTAAGACGTTATCAAACGTAATCGGCCCTTCAATCTTCTTAGCGACTTGGTCCACAGAGAAGTCAAATGGGTTGTCTTTGTTTAGAATCGCCGCTTGGTCAAATTTCTTGTAGAATGCTTCAGCAATATCATCTTTCATCTCGTTAAAGAATTGTGCCCATGTGTAGTTCAAGTACTCACGAGAAGCTAAGATAATCACACCAAGTTTCTTCGCACGCATGGTCGCTTCAGCGAATCCTGGTTTAGAAGTCTGGATTTTCTGACCTTCGTCTACCCAGTATGCGCTAACTCCGTCCGTCTGAAAAGAGAATTTCTTTTCTTGACGTCCGTTCATCTCTTCATATTTTCCTAAACGCATAACAAGCGAGTGGTCTCGAACTTCTTTCATCACAGTTCCTGTCATTTCAGGTGTAAATGACCCGTCCTTTTTCTCGCTTAACATCACGTTAGCTGGATTAAACTCTTGTATTGCCATAATTTTCTAATCTCCTTTATTTTTAATTATATTCCCCGCTCGGAAAAAATCTCCCAGCGATTGATTGTCTCCTTTGATTTGTCGTCCACCACCGCTAATAGGTGCTTTGCTAGACGCAAATTCATTCTTCACATCGTTTAAGATCGATGCTAATTTTTCTGCTTTGTCCGACATTTCTTCCAGTGACCCAGCTGACACCAAGTCCAACGTTCGGTCATTGACTGTAATTCCAAGTTCACCAAGCTTATTAATCGACTCATCACGGATCTCACGCTGTTTCTTCTCAGCCATCAATTCTTGAATTTGCTGTTCGTATTGCGCTTCTTGCTCTTTACGCTTACGCTCCGCTTCTTGCTCTTTATAGTCTCTCAACTCTTTCTCAGACATTTGTGCTTCCGCTTTTGCCTTCTCCACCGCTTCTTTTATCAGCGTGGACTGCTGTTCTTTTAGCTCGTCTAATTCAGCTTGGTGTTTCTCTTCTTCCTTAGCCAGTCGTCGCTTCATTTCCGCAACTTTAACCGTCTGTTCATCTTGCTGTTTCTGTTCTTCACTCATATAAATAACCTCCATACGCTTTATACGTGCAACCTCCACGAAATCTCATGCACCTTTTAACGTCCTGAGCACGGTTTGGACAATACAGGGATAGCAGGAATCGAACCCGCACCAACGAGTTTGGAGCTCGTTGTTCTACCATTGATACTATACCCCTAAAAAAGCACCTACCCGCTAGGATAGATGCTATTCGTCTATTTCAATCTCTTCCATCAAATGTTTGCCATAAGTACTACATCTGCAATTCGGATGCATGACCGGAAAGTTAATACCTTGATCTGCATCTTCAGTTTTGAATATCAGCCCGTCTAGCGGTGCACACTCTTCACAAGCGTCGGCTTCAGCTACGTAAATATAATGCTCAAAGTCATGTTTCTTGTACATCGCTTTTTGTGTATCTGATATGATCCGACGTTCTTCCGTCTTAATTAAACGCTCTGCATGACTCTCAGCGACTTGCATCCGTCGTGCTAAGTACTGCCAATTTTTGCGATAACCGTCCATGTTCACATGCATATCCGTCATCGCATTTCTTAACTCACGTTGCAACTTGTGGAAATGGCCGTGACGTCCCCAGATTTTTTCCGAGAAGTTATTGCCGTAAAAATCAGCATTCACCAGTTTTTGAACTTCTTCAGCGGTAATTGGTTGGCCACCTAAAATCCCCGCTTGGCGTTGTGCTTCTCGCATACCTTCTTCCGTCATAGCGGACAAGCCTAATTTCTCCACATCATCATATAGCTCAATCATCGTCAAATTCGCTTGTGCAAGCATCACTTCTTCACGGCTTGCACGCATTTTCAAGTTATATAGCTTCAACCAAGCATTAGTATCCGGTGTGAAGTCACGCTCCCGAACCGCTTGTGCTGCTCTTTTTTCATACTTCCGCACATCGAACTCACTTGCTCGTTTCTTTGCTTCAGCAACTGTAATGCCTTCAGCGCTCGCATAGCGCATATAGTAGCGTTCTAAGTTTTCTCGCATTAAATTAGTTGATCGTTGGAAATACTCCCGAATTAACTGCTCACGATTGATATGTCGTTTAGCTAATTCATTATCATGCTTGCGCTCTAAGTTATATAATTTCTGCTTTAATTTCTTATCGCTAATCTCGTCTACTGCTCCGAACTTAAGCCTTGCCACTGACTATCCCTCATCTCCGCATCCGTCATAAAAGGAACCGAACGTTCGAACTCTTCATTCTCTAAACGTTCTTGTTCTTGCTTGTAATCCGTGAATGACGTGAGTTCCGCTAATGTTTCTTGTGACAGCTCTCCACCAGACGCACGGAAGTGTTCGACTTCTTCCCAAACATCTTGTGGTAAATTCTCATGGAACGTGAACGTTAATTCGAATGGATCAAACGGAATACCGTTCAACTCTTTATGAATACCAGCAATTAACTTATACCGACGTCTGAGTGCTTTCGTATAATAACTGACTTTCGTTGCTTTCAGTTGCTGTAATCCAATCAGTTTGTACTGGATCGCAATACCAGATTGACTACCGAACTTGTCATCATCGATATTCGGAACGTTCACGAGTTTGTAAATATCATCTAACAATCGCTTCTTATAAGCTTCTGTTCCGTCCACATCGTATTTCTTGTGAACATAATCCGCATCAACAGATGTCTGTTTCCCGTCAACGGTTGTACCAGATTGCAATAGGAAGATGTTCGCTTTGCTCATCAGGAATAAATCTTCAGGCGCTAACCCACTATTTTGCAAGTCCCCTTTAATCACAAGTGCAGCGTCATTTAAATCGCTCATGTAGTTCGCTGTATCGGACTGTGCACTATCATATGCATCAAATAAGCCAATCTCATTCTCCCAATCCCCTTCACGAAATCGGTTATTCTTCCATTCAACAACCGGTACATCGCCGTATAAGTGCTTGCGTCTACTTGCTTCATTCAGCTGAACTAAGCTTTCTTTTGTGGACTCATATTGAATAATCTCTCTATCGGTATAAACTGTAATATCCAGCTCATCGCCGTAAATTGGTACGTGAACTGCCCCAATAATTCCGCGTTCAACAGTTTTCTCACGGATGACAAACATTTCCTTAAAGTCAATTAAATGAATGCAATCGAACCCGTCTTCATTCCGACGGTGTAGCTCATACGCTCTGCCCACACGGGACGTATCAAAGATTAACTCTTGATTTAAGTTGTCCAAATCGTTAAACGTACTGATTGAATCTAACTCGTTTTGTTGTTGATCGTTATCAGCACTAATGTCAATCGGAATACTCGCAATGAAACCCGTCGTAAAGTGACTGATATAGCCACCCCAGTTGTGGCTGATACGGTGGTCAGCTTTCCCTTCGTTTAAACGTCTGCGACCCGTCAGAATGGTGTGGTTATGCCCTTTTGAATAACCTTCCAATATTTCTAATCTAGGCTTCTGTACTTCTAAGAAGTGCTGTATCATCTCTCTCAAGTCTTTCGGATTCGCTAACAGGTCATCCATCGACTCATAGACGTACTCTTGATTGCTCTCATCGTCGAACGTTAATGTATCAAATCGTTCATTTAATTGGATCTTACCTTCACGCTCATCTCTTGCGCATTCAAAATCATTTACTCTCACTCTAGATTAACCCCCTAGCTTCCTTAATTCGTGTATTTAATGACTTGTTACCGCCATGCTTGTAGCCAGTATATTGCTGAAGAGCATACCGACTCGCATCGATCACGTGGTTGTAACTATCGCTTGGTTTATTGATATATTCGCTTGTTTGTTTATCTTTTTGCCACGTGTAATTCTCCAGCTCTTCTTTCAGCTTCACACAGCGCTCATCGACAATTAAATCATATTGTTGCATGAACTGAATACCCTGCAGGATACTGCCTTTTGGTTTCTTTGCTGCGATCATTCGTGTAATGCCGTGATTTCTTAACTCAGCAACAGACTTTTGTTCTGCTGAGTCCGCCACAATCACTTCTTTCGCATAACCCAACCGTGTAATCACACTAGCTATTTTATCGTTCGTTAATCCCCGCTTGACGTATTCTTCCACAAAGTATAACCGTTTATTCGGTTCATCGACTTTAATGTGGATAAAAGCGCTAGGATCGTTGGTATATCCAAAATCCAGACCAAAACAAGACGGCAAATGGTCTATCTTCGCCCGGTCTATGACTTCAGACTCATACTTCGGAAATACCAGCTTATCTAACGTCGCAAATTCGCCCAAAGCATAAATCTTATAGTACGCTTCATTTCGTTGCGCTAACGCTTCGATATTCTTGCGCGTCATATCATCCAGAAACGAATTATCTTTATACGTGGTTTGATAAACAGCGGTGTTATCCGGGTTCTTTAAGAAGAATGCTTTGTATACCCAGTTAGCTTTACTAACCGGATTGAACATTAAATATATCTGCTTGTGCGGGTGTTTCTTTTCCCGTAAACGTAGTGTCAATTGCGTATAATCATCCAGCGTGAACTCTGACGCTTCTTCCATAATGACATCCGATATCCCTTTAATGGATTTAATTTTTTCTGGGTCATCCATACCTTTGAACAGGAATTCTGCGCCGTTTGGAAGCTTAATCCGATAGTCAGATTTATTAATTTCGCAATGATCCAACACCCCAAACGTCCCTAAACAAGCTAAAACATCTTCATAAATCGAATCACGAACGGAACGAGCGACTTTCCGCAACCACAACATTTTGCGCGGATACTTCCAGTCTTTTAAAGCTTTTAAAACAACTTTCTGCACAACACCGTGCGATTTCCCACTAGAAGCCCCACCGTAATGAACTTCCGTAAAGTTCGAATAATCATTTAACAATTCATAAATATGCTTGTTAAAGACTTGTGACGGCTTTGAGAAGCGAATTGTTAACTTACTCGTCATCCCAATCACCGACTTCGACTGTGATGTTGCGGTTGGTTTGTTCGACAATCTGTTTGTCTCGCCAGTCAGCCGGCTTACGGTTCTTCAGCCAGAATATCTGTGCGGTCGTATTTGGTTTAGAATATTTCTTTGTCTGAACAATATCCCCAGCGTTTGTTACGGTCTCTTCGATGTAGCTAAACCCCAACGCTGATTTAAGTAAAGCATTCTCAACTTGTCTGTCCACAACCTCTTTGCCCTTTTTTAAGGCCTGAGATAGCTGAGGATATTTCTTTTTCCAATCATAAATAGTACGTTCAGCCACTCCAATGTTATGTGCTATTTGCTTATCGGTCAGACCATCACGAGCCCAACCCTCGATTTTAATTAACCCTTCTTCAGATATCCACTCATCATATTTCGCCATAGTCTCACCTACTTTCTTGTTTCTTTTTTATGTACACAAAAAGCCCCCGTTAAGGAGCTTTTCGACAACTATAGATAGGAGGTGTGCTCTCCCGTCGGAAAGAGTAAGAAGTCCATGTCCAAACTTCCTACAATACTAATTATACGTGATTTAAAGCGCTAAAAGTGACATCATTCTGTCACTCTTCCCAAGCTAAATACTTGCTTAGCTCAATCAGTAAATTATTATGCCTACGAATACACGTTCGCCTGCTGTAATTCACGTCCATAGCGACTTTAACCCACTGACAATCTTTACGATACCGCAAGTGTAAGATACGCTGATCCACTCGTTCACATTCTCTTAAGAACTTCTCCACACACATTAACCGTCGTTCCAGCGTAGCCAACCTTAAATCCATAACACGGTTCATCACTTCACGTTCTGTCGGATCCCCCACACGATTATCGTTAACTCGTATCTTCACATCATTCTCTGGCTGGGGCGGATAAGCGAGCTCCAATTTCCTTAACTTAATTTGCTGCGCTAATTGTCCGCTGTAATAATCCTTTAGTACTTGCTCGCTTCTCACGCTCTCACTCCTTTAAATTTTACATTGCCCGTCCTTACATTCTTTCACGAATATCCCTTCATCATTCACGTGTCCTTCACGCGTTTTAATCTCGTCATATGCTTGCTGTAAGCACTCTTCAATTGTCCATCCGCGTTGCAAGCAATAGCCGATTAAAACAACCATGATGTCGCCAATTCCGTCTTTTGCTTCAAAATCATTATGATTCTGGTGTGCTTCTTGAAACTCGTACACTTCTTCCAGCAACTTTTTCACTTGTCCATCGCCATTTCCTTTAGCAATATTCCGTTCGTGGAACCATACAATCACATCATCAATTAAATGTCTTATCATATTTTGTTCTCCTTCTAATTCTTTTAGTCTATCTTCCAAATCGTCTATCTTTTCTTGTTGTTCAGCAAATATCTTTGCTATACTGATCGCCATGTCACATGTCCACTTTTGCAAAGCACGCTCATTTATCACTGGTCATGCTCCTTTTCGTTTTGGTCATCTTCTTCATCTTTGACAATCCAAAAATAAATAACCGCTATATTAATTAGAAAAGTTAAAAATTTAAAACCTGAATAAATTACAATGCCCCATAACAGCATTTCCCACATATTCATTATTCATACTCCCTTTCCAACACCACTATATCGCCTCTTCGCTCAACGACTTCATACCCTCTGTTCTCTATTGTCTTCTGAAAGTCTTCGAAGTAGCCAATGACTTCGATGCGTTCTATTTGTTTGTGTAGCGGTTTATAAACCCACAGACAGATAAATCCAATTAGTAAAATGAGTGAGCAGAAATCAAGTACTCTTCTAACCCTCTCGTTATCTGACTTCACGAACCAGTTAAATTGATATATAAATGCAACCACAATCACAATGACAAGTAGCCAATGCAAAAAGGTAGATTGTGTTATCAATTCACGATTAAGAATAATCATCTCTTCCATGCTAATCACCATACCCTCCCCTTTCCAACTTCTCAGCATAATCAATTAATAATCCATTCGCGTTATAAAGATCCTGTATCATCCCCTGCACGTCATTCCACGACAGATTTTCAAACTCGATTTGGTCCCTAAACTGCTTCATACCTGATAGCGTATATTCTGTATCGCTATGTTTAAACTCAATTAATCGTTTCATCATTTGCCTCCGAATCGCTACTCAACAGCATATCTTTTGATTCCCACGGGCCTTTATTCTGCATATAATCATCTGCATTAAACGCATTCCCCAATTTTCTGATGCTCTCTTCCAACTTCATTTCTTCATTCAGCACGGCCCGGCAAAGTGACTCTTCATACCGATCAACCGTTTCTTCATACTCTTCTTTTGTCCCTTCCATGACCAACACTTGCATTAAGCAATAATTAGCTAAGTCCATATACGTGTCTCGCTTAGACTCAAAATACGCTCCGCTGTTAGGTTTTTTACTCAAAGATACTAATCTGTTCACTTTATCTGAAATCCTCGTCAGACCCGCAATTTCCCCAAATTCAAGATGTGTTTTCTTGAATGAGTCTCCGTAATCAGCATTCTTCTTTTCGTATGTTTCTAATAATTCATCTAGTAAATCTTTAAATGTCATTAAAATCACTCCTCAATCTAAAACGCCTATTCGTTCCAAGGCTTTATCATTTGGTGCTTCTTCTCTCCAAATAAACCTTTATACAACTCATCTCTTATTCTCTGTTCCGCTATTTCATCTACTCGTTCGTAAAATTCACGCCCGAATAGTTTGTCATCTTCACGTAATTCTAACTTTTTGTTATACGACGTCATGTCCTTTATTTTATTTAACATTTTTATTAACTCATCTTCACTAACTCCTTCAGCATAATGCAGTATTAATTTTCTTAAAAAACCATTCTTGCAAACTTCTGTAGCAGCAACATCGACTTCTATATGTGCTTCAATAAGAGACTCCTCCCGAATCTGGCGTTTTATTTTTTTATCAATATTTTTCTTCAACTCCTCCATAAACTCGGACCTCACCTGATTATCAACAGTATATTTTAAAGTTTTGTTTTCGTCTTCGAGATAGTCAATGTAACTCCACAGTTTGTCTGCTGCGGCTGAAACATCGCTATCTCCAGAAGAATATATTTCGTCTGTGATTTTTTCTAGCTCTTCTGGGCTAAATTTAATTCCCATTCTCCCACTCCTATTCTAAAAATTCTTTATATATTGATTCAATAACATCTAAGAAGCTTGTTATTTCATCGCCGATCTCATCTTCACTACAAATACCTGTGTATAGATTATCTTGCCAAACACTTCTGTACACGTTGTGGTCTGCCAGCAACTTATCAATTCTATCTGCTGTTTCTCCACTTATCTCTATCCCGTGCATCTTCAATTCGTCGAGTGTATATCCGTCATCTGAAAGATAGTATTTTCCTTCATTATCAACAACTTTGTAGAGAACAATGTGGTCATTGATATGGTTAAGTCTATCGGTTAATAGCTCGTATACTACGGAATCGGTTGATGTATTCTCTAGTACTGTAACGCTTATAATTTCATCGGTCATTCTGTCGCTCCTCCTATCCTAAAAATTCTTTATATACCGCTTCGATTGTATCTAAGAAGTTTGTTAATTCATCGCCGAAATCATCATCTATATAAATTTCCCCACTTACGATCTCGTATGAACCGTCTGTGTCTATATATTCAAAATCATCGCCTAATACATATTCAAGTATCATATCGAACTCCTCATCTATCCTTATTCCCCACATATATATCTCGTCAACTGTATAGCCATCATCTGTTAGATAATACCAGCCGTAATCAGGGTCAGAATAAACTATATAAACAATGATATGGTCGTTAATGTGATTGAGTCTATTAGTTATTATCTTATACGCCTCGAACCAATCCGGAGCATCATAGAACTTTGTCTTTGTAATGCTTATAATTTCATCAGTCATTTTCCGCCTCCTATCCTAAAAACTCTTTATATATCGCATCGATAGCATCTAAGAATCTAGTTACTTCATCACCCAGATCATCTTCGCTACAAAAATCTGTGTACAGAGTATATTCCCAAAGACCTCTGTAACTTCTGTATGTGTAGTGGTCTCTCAACAAGTCATCGATTCTATCTACTGTTTCCCCACCTATTTCTATCTTTATCCCATGCCTCTTCAACTCATTGAGTGTATATCCGTCATCTGTAAGATAGAATTTCCCCTCATCATCGATAACTTTGTAGATAATAATGTGGTCATTGATAGGATCCAATCTATCGGTTAATAGTCGGTATACTGTCAAATCGGGCGATGTATTTGAATGCTCTAGTTTTATCACGCCTATAATTTCATCAGTCATTCTGTCGCTCCTCCTAATCGTTTTTAAGGTGCAAGTTTTCATCAATTACAAGAAACGGTTCATATTTCTTGCCATATTTGTCATAGTAGTCTTCAATTGACGCTTCAATATACTCTACATACATGAGGAGGATATCGCTTTTATTCAAGTCTGTATGTTTCACATCGACAGTGGATTCCTTTTCTAGTACCTGTATATCGTATAAGTTTCGCATATGCGTTCGTCCTTTCTTTCTAGTTCGTCGGATCGTCTGCCGTAAAAATGAGTTTAACTCGGCCGATCGGCAGACATGCCCCATCGGGCTGCAAGACCGTTAACGAGCGTGTCGAGCGGTGATAGTAAATCGGTTCGTCAAACACATATTGACGATCCCCTTGGGATTGAATATGCGGCATATTATACGACATATGTTCGTTGACAAACTGAACAGCTGCATCACGCATGCGTTCTTTAATGACGAGTTCGTAGATTTCTTCTAACTCACGAAGGGGTTCGAACTTCGGGCTGTTCAGCAAATCCTGAACGTATGAACGAATTTTATGAATTTCTTGTGTTTTTGTGAGACGTTCGGTTTTGATAAAATTATTGACGTGTTTTTCAAATATTTTCTCGATGTCCTCGTGCATTGCTTTGTCTAGCGACCAGATAATGGGTTGGTCGTAAATGTCTAAGTTGACAGATAGTCGTTCTAATTTTCTGTTCTTCGTATCCACCTTGTAGGCGATATGCGTCGCTGATTCTGAGAAACTAAATGGGCAGTATAAATGAACCTTACAATCATCTAGGTGTCCGTTTAAATCGGGAAGTAGTTTCATAATAATCGTCCTTTCTTATTGTCCAAAAATTTCATCAACGTCTCCTAGGGATACGACAACTTGCCCGCATGGGAAGTGGTCTGTATCGTCGCCTGCGTACGATTCCCCCGGGAAAGCGAAAGCGAAACGTTCCTCGTGTGGTTCGTAGTATACGGTAAACACTTGATCTTCGGTGTATTGATCAAAAAAGTCTTCGCGGTCTTCGTCGGACAGACGGTAATAATAGTCCAAAATGAAAGCTCTTGCCGCCTCCTTTATCTCAATTCGCAATTGATGTGTTGTGCGTTCTTCTATTGCTATGACGTCTAAATTTGGGCGTTGAAGTAACCTTTCGAAATTTTGCTCCATCATTTCAGCTAATCCTTCATCTGGCATCAACTCATCAATCCGTAAGATATTCGACCAATAGTCTAATGTTTGGATGACAAACAGACGAACAAGAATGTTTAGCAAATCCCGAAGCGTTGGGGTGACGGGTATCTGGTAACATTTGAGATTGTAACGGTCGAATATGAGGTTATCGATGGAATAGCCATTATACTCGTCCGTTGATAACCTAATATTCGTAACGTCTTTTAATTTAATTTCTTTATTTAGGTGAATTAACATAGTTGATCATCCTTTTCTTATTGATTTGTAAGTAGCAGGTCGACTAACTGAAAGTGAACGTTCTATTTCTTCCATGTTTTCCGCCTCGCTTTTTATTCGTATCTATCCTAAAAATTCTTGATATACCGCTTCAATAGCATCTAGAAATCTTGGAATCTCTTCATTTACCTCATCTTCTCCCCATAAAAATGCACTATTTATAGCATCGAGTGGTTCAGTTCTACTCGCATAATATTTCGCTAGTATATTGTCCACTCTCTCCATTTCTTCTTTGCCCAGCACTCCCCAATTTACTCCCAATCCGCCTATCGTAAGGGAATCATCTGTTAAATAAGTTTTCCCCTTATCAAACACAACTTTGTAAATATAGGTATGACCGCAAATGTTCTTAAATCTGTTTGTTGTAAGCCTGTATATATCAAAGCCATGTGGTACATTCTCTAGTTTTATCGTTTGTATGATATTGTTATTCATTCTCCCACTCCCTTATCTTTTTCAATACGTGAACTTGACCATCAAGCCAATTAGAATGCGGATACTGTGGTGACCACTCGTGTTCATAAAATAGTTCTTCTTGTGCATCCAGATACTCCATTAACTTCTTAATTGTTTTCGCACTCGGCACACCGTATACAAATTCCAATACAGATTTGCCGGCAAGTTTTGCAATGTGTTTTAATCGTTTTTCGTTTGGAACCGAAATATCACGTTCCCAACGCGAAACAATACTTTTGCTTGCATCAAATAACTTCCCAAACTCTTCCATCGTCAAACCCTTATCCATTCGCAGCTCTTTTATTTTCTGTCCTAAATCAGTCATCAATCATGCTCCTTCAATATCCGGTTTATAACTTTGTCCAGTTTTCTCTTCATTCTCTTCTCGATGATTTCTTCTAAGAATGGATAACTTTGTTCCAAATTTTCACTCACATGATCATTCGTTGCGTAATACAGAAGATCACTACGCATGTTTGAAATGTAAGTACCCAGTTTCACTTCTTCGCTTTCATTTTTGTTGACTGATATTTCGAACAACCAGGAATTATAACTAAGTTGTTCTTCGAATTCTTTCGCTTCTTCTTCCATCTCAAACAATACTTCTGATCGCAGCTTCTTTTTAATTTGCTCTTCAATATTCACCTTTAACATCCTTTTTCTATAAATTCCTTCACATCCATATCAACCAGTGTAGCCATTTCAGCCATTATCTCCAACCTCGGAATTGTTCTGCCTGCAGTCCAGTTAGACACAGTAGAACCTGCTACACCTAAACGTTTCGCTAAACTTGAAACAGACATGCCTGTCTTATCCAATACTTGATCTGCACGTTTTGCTAATTCCTGTCTATCATAATATTTCAATGACTTTAAAGATGGACCGGACTCCAACGCTGCGAAATTCGTTCCAAAAATAATAGCTAAGCAATCAATAATAAACTCATCTGAGAGATAATCACGTTCATATTGATCATACGATTTTTTCGAATCCCACAACATCTGCTCCAAAATATACTCAATCGGTGTTCCGGTTGTTAATCGCCAGTATCTTAATTTATCGCCAATGGTAGTCACGTGCACCATCCACCTTCAATAACTGCCATGTTTCGTACCCAAAAGTCTCAGCAATTACATCTATTGTAAAGAGCGAAGTGTTTTCACCTTTAAAAATAAGCAATATTTGATTATATGGTATGCCAGTCAGTTCAGCTATTTTCATCCTATTAATGTCTCTGTTCCAAAGAATATACTCTAAATTGTCCCTTAATATTTCTGATGAATTCACACCAAATCCTCCATTCTTCTAAGTCCCAACGCCTTACAAAACTCGCTAAACATTGCCTCGTCTATCTCCGCCTTGTCTAACTCCACATCTTTGATATATTCCCGAGTCAGCCCCATTTTGTCCGCTAATTGCCACTTTGACAGCCCACGATCTATTCGAGCTTCTTTAATCATTCTGCCGTTTGTTAGTTTTTGCTTAGACATAAAACCGGCCCTCTCGTTTCATTGAGTTATCTTTGTATCTCATTGCAAACAGATTGCTTTCCAGCCATTCCGGATCATATACCGGAACATAAAAAACTGTCTCATAATCCACGTCCAACTCATCAACCGGCTCTTCTTTATACATATAAGCATATTGCTGCGGGACTACCCCCGCATTATCAAGCAATCTAATATCATCTTCTGTAAATTGCGTCATAACAGCAGACTCATTACTGAATAGCTGAGGTGTATAATGTTCAAAACTCACGCTCTTATCATATTTATTAAAGTTCATATATCCATATTCGCCTTTTACCAACCTCACATAATACCGCTGCTTCATCGGCACATAATTTTTCTTCTCAAACGCAATCCGCACCACTGTTTTAAAGTATCGCGAGAACCAGCGACTGATCCGCTCATCGAATAACCCATCCATGAAATCATCATACAACCTGTCGATATCATCGTACTCTTCAAAAATCGCAATAATTTGTTTCGGTACTTCAATCGTTTCTTTGTTGTTTAGTATCTCTTTTAATATTTGTTGTCTTAACATGTTAGTTCCTCCTATAATTTAAACGTGGCAAACTTACTGCCAATCGAGTGGTCCACTTCTTGCCGTGTTTTTATGCTTCTAAACATTGATGTTAAAGCATCTGCCATAGTTGGCTCATTTTTTCAAAAAATGCCCTTATATATATATTATTTATTTATTAATAATAATTATTCTTTTTTTCTATAAATAATAAATAAAAAAGTATGGTAAGTATGGCAATCCCTGCCATATCAAGGTTCAAAATTTCAAAAGTGTACCAAAAAGTACGGCAAGAAGTTCACCACAAAGTATGTCATCTTATTTTTCTTCATTTTTCCGATAATAATAATTTCGTTTCCCTAGCCGTTGTTCTCTCACGTGGTCGTATCCATTATCTTTTAAAAATTGTGTAAATTTCGTTTTACTAAACGCTTTTAGTTCGTAATCATCACAGAAGTTCTTATAAGATGTATAATTCTGCCTATCGGTTAAATTCTCATCAATCCCTTCTTCATCTATAAAAGCGACAATACTGTTTGTTTCATGAAAATATTCTTTGACTCGATCATGAATAGTCTCGCTGCTTGAAATCTGTCCGCCATTTTTCTTGATACGGTCTAAACCAGTCAACGCTAAATTCAGTAAATAACTTTTTGCTTCATCCGTCGACAACTTCTCATCAATGCTGAAGTCGGCTTTTTTAACCACGTTATCGCACGGAATAATGACTAACCGCCGAGCAATCCCGCCTGTTTTGTCTTTAAATGTCGGCATATCATTCGCTGTAAAGATTAGCGTTGCCTTATTTTTCAAACGATACGGTTCAGAATAAATTGGACGAGTCATAACGGTATTTCCTGATGCTAGAATTTTAAAATTAGATGAACTTTCTAAATAGTTTGCATCGATATCATCCCCGATATTGACTAAGTGCCCTTCTAACTCAACGACAGATGTTCCGTCGTTGAAGTTTTCCAAACTGATGTTCGTGCCTAAATCACCAGAAAAGTTATTTAACATCTCCAGAAACGTCGATTTTCCGTTTGCTCCTTTTTCTCCGATAAAGAAAAACACTTTATGGGGGAATCCACTTGTCATCAGCACGTGACCTAACATTTCTTCAACGACATGTCGCAAGTCTTGACGGTTACATGTCAAGAAATTTAAGAAATTGTCTACCGTTTCGTTATAAGCATCGGGATCATACTTCACGTCTAAATAATATGGTGTAAATTCTTGGCTAGACCCTTCAACCACTTCGCCGCCTTCAATCATATAGTCGTTTCTCAGTTGGATAGGGAAATCTTCTTTTTCTACTAGCGTTGCTCGTTTCTGAAACTGATGCAACAATTCTTTATCTTGGCTTGCCTTCAGCTCAATGTATTGATCCACTGCTCTAAGCAGTTTATTCTTATCATTTAGCCAGTAATTATCTTGTTTAAAATATATTTTCCCTTTATATAGTTTTAATTCCAGTTGTTCTACCAAATACTTACTTGTCGCAATTAAGTCATCCTTTTCTGCTCCACCTTCATATTGATAACCGAATTTTCCAGCAAACGTATAGTCAGTGTGGATATCATGCAGAGGCTTATTTAAACATTCTTGCAATTTTATCTTGTTGTTCTCTCGCCATTCGGAATTTCCCATTGCTAATTTTTCGGCAAATTCGTGGGCCATCACTGGACTTATTTCGCCTGTTTTAGCAGCTTTACCGATAACCCACAATGCACTAAGTGCGTTATCGTAATCTTGTAAATTTTCTCGCTCTCGTTCAATATAATCATTAAGCAAGGCGCGAGCTTCTTCGTTCGGTATCTTTTGTGGCGGTTTGTTCGTGTTGTTTGGAACCGCAGTTGTCGCATCGTTACTTTGGGAAGGCGATTCTTTTACTTCAACTTTTCGGGTATAGAGTTCGTTGCCAAAGTTAATTTCAATCACTTCAAATCCACCAAAGAATAATCGCGATGAATCCTTATTGGCTCCGTCAGCATTTGGATACTTCTCCATTAACCATTTATACAGATATTCCACTTGCTTATTGTGTGTGAGTGGCTCGTCTAAGAAGAATACTAGACGGAATCGGTGCCAGTTATCTTTGTGGCTAAATGTTTTATAAATAAATGATCCTTGTTCTTTAGCAAATTCATCGTTTAAGATATCTTCTATACTTGTATATTGATGCCCTGTCGCTTTTGTTTTTTGACCGTTTTTTATAACAGTGTTATCAAAATCAACTGCGACAACTTGTTGTGTTATAAGATTCTCTTTCTTCCGACGTCCATTCATCAATCCCAGAACCGTAGTATGGCCCTGTTCCCCCACCAATTCTGCAAACCGCCGTTGTGTAACGGCGATCTGCTCATCGGTGATTGTTTCGTTAATTGACGGAATATTCGTCGGTTTACTGCGGAAAGGTGTTTGGTGAATATGCACCTCATACGTTTTGTTATCCGACACATCCATCACCCTTCATTAAAATGGAATGTTGCTATCGTCAATATCGATAGTATCATCTGCATAGGCTTCGAAAGAATAATTAGTGAAGTCTTTTCCTTTCTTAGTTTGACCTTTCTCAACATGCAGAATCAACTGCTTGCCGACAGCCTCACGAAAAGCATTTCCCACCGTATCTTCGCTTTCCCAGTCAGCATTCGTTAACTCGATACTGCAGACATAAGCCATTTGCGAAATCATTTGAATATTTTTCTTCATTAAGAATTCGTATTTTTGTGTTGCTTCGCCGTCTAAGTCAATGTTGATTAATTCTTTACGTCCTACGTAATCCCCTTGTACCACCTCTAGATTAAACGCTACGGCATCATAACCGGATTTGTAAACACGATGTCCAGCTTGATCCACAACAACGTCATAACTCCCTGCGGGCAGTCCGTCGTCCATTTGGTTCGGATTGTCTTTTGCAGCGTTAAAGTTTTTAAGGTGTTGGTTTGCCATTTCTTGTAAATTCATAATAATAAATTCTCCTTTTAAATTAGTTGTTTATTTATAGTGTTATTGTCGTTTAATTAGTCAACTTTCGGCTTAACTCGTGGTGCTACTCGACTAGCGCTTGGTTTGGTTTTAGTCGAGTTATTATTTTTATTGCTATTATTTATACTGGTTTTATTTGCATTATCTTTATTCTGTTCGCCTAGCGCTATTTGTTCTTGACGTTCATCCATTTCTTTCACTAACTGGTCTTGTTTTTTCTTATCTGTCTTACGTGTTTTTTCGAACGCCCCTGTTACCGATTCTAAGATTTTAGCAATTCGTTCATCACCAATCTCCTCGCGCTTATAGTTTTTACGTTTTAATTTCGTGATGCGCAGGTAGTTCTTTCCGACTTTCTTACATTGAATGCGGTAGTCACAGTTTCCATTCACGATATTGACATGTTTCTCTTTAAGTGACGGCTCTTCGACAGTTACACCGTTGTCGTCATAAGAATTGATACGACTGACATAGATAACATTGAGCGGTAAAGCTTTCAATTCAATAACTAATTGCTGAAAGATGTTATTGAACGTTGCGTATCCTTTTCCATAAGCCATATCTGGTAGCGACTCGACGCCTGCTCTATCGCAGATGTACTGTTCAATCATCACAACAATATCATCGATAACGTCCAGCACGATTGTTTCGTATGTGTGATTGGTCGTTTGAAGGGCTGTAACAATTTCATCTAGTTGATCCACGACATTCTGGCTAATGCTACCATCTTCTCCGCGAATATTTCGTAAGTGAATACTCGGATATGGATTGGCATCTGAATTCCCGTCTGTATCTAAGAATAATGGATTAGGAAATTCTCCGGACAAGTAAGACTTGCCGTGCATTGACGCTCCGTAAATGAAGAAATTACTAGGTGTGTCGACGGGTTGTTTCTTTTCGTTTTTGGGTAAAATACTCATAGTTAGTTTATCCTTTCTTTTTTTTTGGGCTTAATAGCCATTTTCAAGTACTGATCGTGACGTCGTGAATTGTTCTTCAACAGTTACTTCAAAGTACTGTCCGTAATCGTTGTGATTCTTTAATTTGATTTCTTGCTTCTTAATTTCTCCGATTGTTCCTTCTTTGATTGACTCAATAATAGATTGAGCTTCACTTTCTTGTGTCGTAAAATAAGTGGTCTTTTGACCTAATTTAACGCGCATTTTAATCTCCTTTCGCTAATAAGCGTACGTGTCCTTTGCGTTCACTCTCTGTCTGGTACTGCTCATATAAATCTTCATGATCTTTCTTAAATGCTTTTGAGTCAAAGCGACTGTACGTGCTTGGTAACACGCGAGTTACTGTTAATAACGGTGTTTCCATTTTTTTGATATTGTTTTCGGTCATTTTTTCGTACAATTCGTCTTTTAAATCTTTTTCGATTTTCTCTGCTTTCTTCAACTCTTTTTTCATGTGAGCGATCATTGGTTCGTATTGATTGAGCTTCGCAATAGTCTTGTCCATATCCGTGCCAACTGTCATAAACTCATTCTTATCCATTGTTGGTTTCTCTTTCAGGTACTCACAACGGATCCAGAACGTTTCAATTGCATCTAATATTTTTTCTATTTTGTCATCATCGCGCGGAATTTCTTTAATCACTAAGCGATCAGCATCAAATTCGGTATCGAAATCATCTGGTCGCTCATACATCGCTAACCAACCCATATCTGTGTCTGTCTGATACATGTATAGTTGCATCTGCACTTCATAGACTTCTTGTTTAGGATTCTTACCGTGTGTTTTGATTTCTAGCAAGATACCTTTATCCTTATCAATACCATCCACATTTGATCGGATATGCTGCTGGTCATCTACATACGAATCAACAACGAATTGTGTGTCGTTCACCGCATTGATATATTCTCTAATTTGCGGTTCTAACTGATTACCGAATTGAATATAAGCGTTAGTAATGAATTCCCGCTCATCAATTCCCATTTTTTCTCTCGCTAATTCATACTGGTTCTTATATTGATTGATTCCTAAAATTGTCGGTACATCACTTCCGCCAACGTATTTGTGACGGTTAGCCGTGACATTTATGTCTTGTTTCTTTACTCCAAATCCTTTAAAATTCATTATTTAACCTCACTTTTAATCAGTCTCGTTTCTAAATACATCCGCTCATCAAAGTCTTTCTTTTGTTCTAATGCGCGATAAACATCTTCTTCAATCGTTTGCTGCGTTTTAAAGCGGTAGACCGTTACCTTTTTGTTTTGCCCATTCCGATACGTCCGACCTAACGCCTGCGTGTAATCCTGATAAGAATATGTCGGCGTATAGAACACCACAATATTTGCGTATTGCAACTCAATCCCTGCACTCCCTGCTTGATATTGGATGAAAGTGATCGTGTGTTCTAAGTCATCCCACGTTTGTTTTGGTGGTAATTCTGAACGACCGCCGTTAACCTCATACATCCGCTTAGCTAAATGCTGATTCTTTTTTCCTAGCTTTTTATTAAACGTCTTAACCATACTTTTCATGGCTTCTAACTCTGCTGTGTACTGATAGAACACGACAATGTTATTATTTAATCCTTCAAGCATCATCTTCAAATAATCCAGCTTATCTGCATGATTAGTATGCTGTCTAAGTCCATGCATTAATTTGCTTGGTGTATCATAAGCTTCATCATTTAACACACGATCTTTAAGCAATGTATAGTAATCTTTGCTTGGTTTGAACTGTACGTCTTTGAACACTAATGGCGGTAAGTCCAACGCTTCTTCTTTTCTAATTGATACGGAATAAGATTTATAATAGTTTTCCAGTTCTCCTTCATTCCGCCAGCCCGTAATGATATTGACCGTCCGCGCACCAAAGTTTCTTGGCTCGTAAATCGCATGTCTTCTGTTCATCGCTGTTTTGTTTCGGAACTTACCGAACATAATCATGTAGTTATAAGCATCTTCCCAGCCGTTAGCCATAGGTGTTGCTGTCAGAAGCACAAAGCCTGTTGCTTGCGCTGACAACTTCATCCCTGCTTTCCCGCGTTGACTGGTTGGATTCTTAATATAGTGCGCTTCATCATATATCACAAAGTATCCTTTGAACTCTTCCCAGCGCTTAGCCAACACTCCGTAAGACAGTTGTTCGAAATCAAACGTTACACCGTAATAATCACTCACAGCTTGCAGGTCTCGTTCCCATCCACCTTCTTTAATCTTCTGCGGTGGTGCTACAATTAATAGCGGTTCTCCGCTTGAATACTTCATATAGTGATGAATGCTAGTGATCGTCTTTCCCGTTCCCGTATCCAACGCATAAAAGTAATCTTTGTCTGACTGATCCAGTGCTTGTTTCTGAAATTTATACAGCATCTTACAGTTTTCAGCTTGCTTGTATTGATTAAATAATTCCTGCTTCATCAAGTTCTCGTTTCACCTTCCCAACATCTCGAGCCACAAACGCAATGCCACCAGCTGCTTCAATTTGATTAATTTTAAATTGTTGCAGAGGCGATACCCGTCCACCTTCTGGTCTTTTAACTTCAATACCAACGAATCGACCGTTAACACACGCTAATATGTCTGGTGTTCCGCTTGGCTGAAATGCTGAACCGTGAACCTTCAAATAATAAGCACCAATCGAATCTAAATATTGTTTAATTTTATTTTCTATTTTTTTCTCTGGTTGCCCCATTGTTAATTTACCCTCTTTTCTGCTATACTTAAGTCAGTTAGTTTATCCGAGCACCTGTTCTCAGCGGGTGCTTTTTCTGTTTATATACTCAATCAATACCCTTACCTCATCAACCACCTCCTTTAATTCTTCGTTAGACATATGATCAATAGCAACTTTTAATAATAATTTCACTGCTTCTGTTTTCTTATATTCTTGCTCCTCTCTCACGTCATCCATGTACTGCCACTTCATGGCCAAATACTCATCATACGGATCGCTCATCTATGCTTCACCTCATGACCGACCATCCACACCATGAATACATAGAATGGAATGAATAACTCTCCACCTGGCATCATAGTTTCTCGCGCTGGTATTTGTGCGATGTACGTCAGTAACGTTGCGATGATGGTTGTTAGTGCGACAATAATTTTTATATACATGTGATCTTCTCTCCTAGATATTGAATTCTTAATCGTTCTTCTTCATCTGCTAATTTAATGCTTCGTGTGCCAGCTTCCAGCAAGTCGCTATATTCATAGTAGAACCCCAGCGCAACCGGACTATAGCCTGTGTCACGTTTGCTTGATGAGGTGTATGGTTTGTACGGCTTAAACACGTGTGGATTATCATCCGCAAATTCTCTGAATCGCTTGAGCCATTCAGACGGATTTTTCTGATTGATTAGCTTGCCAGCATCTTTTGCTGATACCCACGGTGGAACAACTTCCACATACCTTATAAGTGTATCCATAGCATAGCTCCTTTCTGTGTTATAATTAATTCAAGGAGGTTATCCAATGATTAATCATTTTGTTGAACATAGTACAATATATTCTCTTGTCATTTCGTTTATTGCTCTTATCGTTTCTATTTATAGTGTTTGGTACACCAAGCTTCAAAATCGCCATAATATTGAAATTGAATTTGTTGATTTAGATGTTTATAATAACCAACCACTAATCAATTTCCACTTACTGAACGACTCGAATTCGTCAATTAAAATAGAAAACTTAACGGTCTCATCAGACGTGGACGTCTTGTTGAACTACGAACCACAACCCCACGAACCAAATCAAAGTCATTTATTTTCGGTGCCAACTATTGTTTCCCCACACTATCATTCATCTAACTTTGAGGTGCCGTACACAATCAGCCAAAATGAATCGTCCACGTATACGTATTATTTCAGTGATGCCCCGTCTGAAATCAAGATTACAGTTGAAACCAATCAACGTATTGATCGTTGGCGTACTTACAAAACTTGGTCATTTCAATTTGAGCAACCGTACCAATATCACGATGTTCAAGATTAGATGAATGGTCAACATAATTAATGTCAGTAATTCCATGTTATTTCTCCTTTCTATTATTTATGGATTTAATATCCGTTAATTCCCTTTGTGCTATAATTTATTTAGAAGGGAGGTGAATATTATGTCGTTTACACACCAAGATCTTCTTAATCACTACAGTTTGAGAGCTCCAGAAGGCGGTGGTACAGTTAAAATGAACTTAAATACACCGAATTTTGAAGAACAAGGTATCACAGTGAAGAATTATTACATCAACAAAGATGAAAATAATGGACCTGTTGAATATTTCAGCGTATATTCTAATGGTTTAGTTGTTTACTCTAAGCAGTCTGTCGATGAAATAAACATTTTCACTAATGGTGATTTTAATTTACTTGATAATGGTGATTTTGAACTCATCGATAATTCTTGGCAGTAATTATTTCGTTCGTGGTGTTACTCCCGAACTGATGTAATTAACATTTTGATTAAGGTAGCTCGCCATATGCTCACCAGCAAGAATGGCTGTGCTGCCTTTTTCATTTGTTTTTCCATATTGACGTATTTCAGTTGATTTTTTATATAGATATATTGCCCCTGCTGTTAGGCTAATAATTAATAATAATTTCTTCATTATGTTTTTCCTTTCTACCCTACTTGTTCAATCAGCGGTAACACTTCCGATGTGACCCAACGTTTGAATCGTTTTGCAGTGTCGATATTTGATTTAAGAATCAAACCGTATAATCCGGATTCATTGATGATTGGTGTCATCTGACTTCTACCGATGGAATCCTGAATTGGGACTTCATCTTTATCTTCATCATCTATATGATCTGCAATAGCTTTTGTAGGACGTCTATACCCTAAAGCTTCCGCTACATCTTTACCGATAAAATATGATGTGTTGTTTCTCATAACTGTTCTAACTTTGTACCCGTTGAAATTAAATTCTTGTAAGTCCATGTTTTTTTGTCCTTTCTTATTGAAGTGTCTTTTAAGACACTAATTCTTTAAAAAAAATACTGTACACTTCATCTTGGGATAATCCAATAATCTCTGTTATTGTTTTTATCTCACGTGCCGTAAATTCATTCTCCTCTCTTAGTTTTTTATAAAAAGAAGATTTTGATATCTTGACACCATTTTCTTCCATTTCATCCACTAACTTAGAAACGCTGTACCCATTTATCATAAGTGTCCCTTTTAATAAATTGCTATCCATACCTTTTCACTCCTTTCGTTTTTTTTGCCTTGTGTCCCTTACGACACTTTAATAATATCATGCCTCAAAAACAATGTCAAGAGAAAAGTGTACAAAAAGACACTTTTTTTGAGATTATTTTAGTTATATATATTTATTTAGATTTTAGTGTACAATAAGACACTTATGTGTTATTATGTAATTACATTAAAAGGAGGTGTATTAAATGAACTTAAAGGAAAGAAGACTTGAGTTAGGTTTAACATTAGAAGAAGTCGGCGATATAGTCGGTGTGGGGAAGTCTACTGTTCGCAAGTGGGAGCAGGGTATGATATCTAACATGGGAAGAGATAAAATCGTTTCTATATCTAAAGCGTTAAAGATATCTCCATTAGATATCTTGGAAATTGAAGAACAAAATAATATTTATACTATATATAACCAACTCAACCCCCACCGACAAACAAAAGTCTACAACTTTGCAACAGACCAACTTAACGAACAACGCGTTGAAGAAACTCCTGCAATATACCACACTGTACAGGTCTATTCCCTACTTTCAGCCGGAACCGGTATTGTGGACTTGGATCCAACTGACACAACGGAAATTGAGTTAAACGGCCATGTCCCACCGCACGACTTAGCATTCGAGGTGCGCGGAGACAGTATGGAACCTGTCTTTGAAAATGGGGAGATTGTCTTCGTGAAGAAAACGCAAGACATCCACAACGGCCAGATCGTTGCTGTTCAAATTAATGAAGAAGCCTTTATTAAGAAGGTCTACATTAATGATGATCATATGCGACTTGTATCACTGAACAAAGACTACGAAGATATTATCGCAACTGAACAGGACGATATTCGAATTGTCGGAAAAGTACTTATATAGAAAAAAAGGAGAATAACAATGAAGAAACTATTAACTGCACTAGCGGTAAGCGGGCTATTTTTAGCAGCATGTGCTGAAGAGAGTAAACCAGAAACAGAACCAGTCGAAGAAGCACCTGCTGAAGAAACACCTGCTGAAGAGACTAAAGAAGAAGCAAGTGGGAGCAAAAAAGAATTAGACGAGCAAATAGCTGATTCCGAAATTGCTACGATTAAATTAATATCAATCGAAACTGAATCAGCAGACTTCATGCCAAATGACAAGCACGTCCTAACTTTTGAAATTGAGAATAAATCAGATCAAAAAATAGGTTTGCAAATGCGAGATCTATCAATTAATAACGAAATGGTATCTGAAGAACACCAGAACATGCATGGTGAAGCGACACCGGGCAAAACAGCTAAAGTAAAACTTGAAATCGAAAGCTATGAAGAAGGTACACCGACGCCTGAATTAGTTGGTAAGATAGAAGGAGCTCTGCTTGTATTAGATGCCGAAACGTTTGAAGATATTGAGTATCATGATTTCAGCATCGATTTAGGTGAATAAACACAAAAAAAGCACGGCGCCAACCACAGCCCGTGCTTTCCTAGTAACTACATTATATCATAAGAAAGGATGATATACAATGTGGATTGAAGAATTACCAAATGGAAAATTTAAATATGTCGAACGCTATGAAGATCCATTAACTGGAAAAACTCGCAAAGTCTCACTGACCAGCACGAAGCGTAATAATCGTGTGGAAAAAGAAATGACAAAGCGTTTGCTGAAAAAGATTGAACAGAAAAAATCTCGGAATGTAATTGAAGATATTACCTTTAATCAACTTGCTGATGAGTGGCTTAGTTTGTACCGACAACGTGTGAAGCCATCCACGTACGTTACAACCAAAAATACACTAAACGCTATACTTGCTGAATTCTCGGATTTTAAACTGAAGAAAATACGCCCAGCACACATCAACCGTTTTTTACTAGAGCGGCATGACGAAGGTATTGGTGCAACTACATTATCCATTTACAAAAGTTTATTCGAACGACTCTTCAAGCATGCGGTTATGTACGACTATCTAAAAGAAAATCCCGTCAGAGATAAGATCCATCTTCCGGTTCAATCGAAAAACCAAAAGCCAGAATTTAAATATCTGGAACGTGACGAATTGAAAGGATTAATTGACTTTTTGAATGAAAATGGCTATGAAGAATACGCTCGATTTACTTTGCTAATGGCTAATTTAGGGACTCGTTTTGGTGAATTAGTTGCGATTCGTTTTGAAGATATCAACTTTGATGATAATAAGATTAACATCGACCGTGCTTTTAGTCGTGTAACGTATGATTACCAGACACCAAAAACGGGTCCACGTCAAATTTACTTCCATGACGACATGAAGCCCGTTTTAAAAGAACAAATCAAATGTGCTAAAATGAAGCTGCTTCGTCAAGGTCACGATAAAAATAACACATTATTATTTAAAAACAACGGAGACAAGCCCATCGTTCTCGGGCATTATAATCACGTAATACAAAAATTTAATGAAGAAATCACATCACATTGGCTCCGACACACCTATATCTCTTTAATGGTCGAACAGGGTGTCAACACCAGAATCATCGCTGAGCAGGTCGGACATGCTGACACCACGATGATCGATAAAATTTATAGCCACTTTACACAAACAATGAAACAGCAACAAAAAGAAATGCAAAAACAATTCAAAGTCTTATAGCTTTGCCCCTTTCGTGCCCCTTAGCAATAATTTCCATTACATAATCCCTATCATATCAACGTTTACGGTGTATATTATTATAATCAACGCTATTATA